AGCTAGGGCCTTTTGCTTTAACTATACCTTTGTTCATGGAAGATAAAAGATATGGAAATCCTTTCTTTGTACCTATATTAGGGCCAAGTGCAGAAAAAGCATGGGATGTAGCAACTGGTGATTTTAATGGGTATAAATGGCTACCCGTATACGGACAGCTCGACACTAGAGCATTAGGAAGGTAAAATTAATTATGGCATATTCAGACACAATAAAATTAGTAGTAGGAGACACACTTCCTGAACTAACATTTAACTTAAAAGACAGTAATACTGCAGCTTCAGGTAAGATTTTAGACCCAGAAGATAGTACGACTTGGGCAGCAATTGATTTAACTGGTGGCACTGTAAAACTTAGAATAAGAGAACTAGGCACTACTACTGTTGACGCTACTATTACCGCTACAATATCTGCACCCAGCGCAGGAACTTGCACTTTGATCTTCCCATCTGGAACCTGGACAACTGCAGGTACGTACGAAGGAGAAATAGAATACACAAAGTCAGATGGTAATATACAAACCGTACAAGACTTCGTTAAGTTTAAAGTACGTGACGATTTTGATTAATGGCGTTCAAGTTTACAGTAGGTTATCAGAACCTACGGTTGGTAATAGACACAGACTCAACTGAGTCTGTAAGTGTATTTCAACATTTAAAAACCACTCTAGATTACCAAGACTTACGCCAATTACTTGCATATCAACAACTAACTGCAGCGAATGTTCTAGTAGACGCAGATACTTTAAATAGGTATTTTACTGACCAATACAATTCGCCTAACGCAGAGAGCTTTAGCTTTACAGATTCTGATAGCTTTAGCTTTGGTAAAGGCCTAGCTGATACCCCAATTATTACAGAGCAACTAGCCAACGCTATGCAAAAAGGCTTAACGGAATCTGTATCTATAGCAGAGAACTTAAGTAGGGTTGTAGATTTTAGTAGAAACTTTACAGACGCACCAACTCTTTCTGAAACACATACATATGATTTTAGTAAAGCATCTACTGATACTGTTAGTATTGCAGAAGTACAAGTCTTCGATACCACTAAGTTACTAGCGGACTCCTACTCTTTTGTAGATGCTCCGGCATTTAATGTAGAAAGAATAAGTGAAGACAGCTTTAGTTTTACTGATAATTTTAGCCGTGTCGTACCTTATGTTAGATCTTTTGCAGACGCGTACGGGTTAGACGATACTTCTTCTGTAGATGATGAGCTAGCTACCGACACGGGCGTAAACAAAACAAATATTATATCTGTAACAGAAACACAGGCATTTGCAATTACACCCGGAACAAAAACAGACAGTGTATCCGTAGCAGAAGCCTATGTTAGTTCGTTCGTCCCAGGCGATATCGCTGAAGGTGTGTCCGTAGCAGAAGCCTATGTTTCTAGTTTTATACCGGGAACTAAAGCAGAAACTGTAAATATAAGCGAAAGTTCTGTTTTTTCCTTTCTACCGCTTTTTACAGATACTGCTACAATAACTGAATCAATTGATGTAGAATTGATAAAAGGGGTTGGACCTATTAACTCTAATTCCTTAAATATTAATATGCTAAACGCTTAAGCGAGGTAATAATGTCTAATATACAAGACAATCTAAAAATGAAAGGTCGTTTACAAGTAAGCCTAAACGGTGAAGTTGTACGTGACATAGATAACTTAGTAGTTACTGCAGGTAAAAACTATGTAGCAGATCGTATGAAGAACAACTCTAGTGTCATGTCACACATGGCTATTGGTAGTGGTACTACAGCGGCTGCAGCAGGAAACACTGCTTTAGGAACAGAACTTGGTAGAGTAGCTCTAACAAGTTCAACTGTGTCTAATGCTGTTGTTACTTACGTAGCTAGTTTTGCGGCAGGTACTGGAACAGGCGCAGTTACAGAAGCAGGTATTTTAACCGCAGCTTCTGGTGGAACTATGCTTTGTAGAACAGTATTTTCTGTTGTAAACAAAGGATCTGCAGACTCAATGACAATCACTTGGACTGTAACAGTAAGTTAAAATAGGAGTAATTTATGGGCGTAGTTTTTACAAACAATGCCGAAACTACTCTAGCAGCGGCTATAACGAGTACAAGTGCTACAAGCATATCCGTTACTAGCAGTAGCACGTTCCCTGCAATACAGGCAGGAGAGCATTTTTATGCTACTCTTGACGATGGTACTAATAACGAAATCGTCAAAGTTACGGGTGTTTCTGGTACAACTTGGACCGTGGTACGTGCTTCGGATAGCACTACTGCGAGAACGTTTGCCAATGGTATTACCGTACAGTTAAGAGCTACAGCTGCTTTACTAACAGACATACAAGAAAACATTGCAGCTAAGTCTGCGAACCAAACAGTTTACAACGCTACAGCTGCTTCTAATGCAACTGCATATGATGTAGGTGTAAATCCTGGCGTAGAAGCTAACGCTATGGTGTTCTTAGATGGTGTTATGCAGCACCATGATACTTTTAGTTTTAGTGGTAGCACACTTACTTTTGATGCGGCCCCTACAAACGGCACAAAGATAGAGGTAATAGTAGATAACCTTATTAATCTACAAAGTTCTAACCTAACAACTGATACCTTTACAGCAACCTCTGGTCAAACAGCCTTTACACTATCTGATGCACCAGCAGCAGAAAACAACCTAATAGTATTTATTGATGGTGTGTTTCAGGATCAAGGCACTTATTCTATAAGTAACCACACTCTTACACTTGCTACTGGAGCAGTAGTAGGCAGAACCGTAACTGTTTATATAATAAACCCAGTAAACATAGGCACGCCTAGTAATGGCACTGTAACTAGTGCAAAACTTTCGGGCAATATTACAATGCCTGGAACACTAACAGTCGGTGCTTTCGATGTAGCCTTTGATTCACCAACCTTTGTAGTTGACAACGCTAACTCTCGTGTAGGTCTAGGAACAGCAACACCATCCGTGCCCGTAGATATTGTTGGCGAAGTTAAAATATCTAGTCATCTTAATATGCCAGATAATGCAAAAGCTATCTTTGGAGCAGGCTCAGATTTAGAAATCTACCATGATGGTAGTAATAGTTATATTAAAGATGTTGGAACTGGTAATTTATGGATAGGAGGTGTAAATGTACATCTTGGAAATCCTACTGCATCTGAATATTACATACAAACTATAAGCAATGGTGCTGTTACTCTTTACTACGATAATAGCCCTAAACTAGCGACAACAGCCACAGGCATAGACGTAACAGGCACAGCCACAATGGATGGGCTTACTGTTAATTCAGGAACAGCAGATACAGTTGCTACATTTCAAAGTACAGACCAATTTTCAGACCTAGCACTAACAGATAGTGGTGGTACTTCTTATATTCGTCAATCTAATGGTTCTTTAATTTTGGAAGCAGATAGAGATAATGCTTCTGCTGGTTCAGTTGCAGCGATTAAAGTTGATAATACGCAGGTAGCTAGGTTTGCATCAGGCGGAGACATATCCTTCTACGAAGATACAGGCACAACTGCAAAACTATTTTGGGATGCTAGTGCTGAGTCTTTGGGTATTGGAACGAGTAGTCCTTCAGAAAAATTAGATGTAAATGGAAATATAAAAATTCCAACAACATCTTATATTGATATAGGTTCTGCTGCTGGAAATAATACTTTGTATTTAGGTAAAACTTCTTCATCTTCAGGAAGTATCGCAAGACAATTACAAATTCGTGGTAGATATTCAAGTGGAGATAGAACTCTTACCTTAACAGCAGGTGGCAGCACAACAAACGCTATTATAGATGCTTCTAGTGATTTAATTTTACAATCTTCTTCAGGCAACGTTGGAATTGGAACGAGTAGTCCTGAAAGTAAATTAGCTGTTAAAGGAAGTTCAGGAGATGCAGATTTATTTAGTATAAGTGATACTACAGTTCCAACAAGTGGTGTTGAATATGGCACAGCCATGATTAAAACAAACTCTACTGAATATGCTTTAAATATTACAAGTTATAATGCAAGTGGTAAAGGTCTAAGAGTCTACAACAATGGTGGACAAAATGCTTTTCTAATCAGTCAAGCAGGTGGAGATAGATTTGTTGTAGATGGTTCAGGCAACGTTGGTATTGGAACAACCTCAATAGATGGTGATTCCATACTACATTTAAAATCTAATACACCTAATATATTTTTTGAAGATACTAATGATAACCAAGATTGGAGATTAGAAGCCACAAGCGTATTTAAGCTACAGGATGTTACAAGAGGAGCAGAGGTTTTCAGATTTAATTCTTCAGGTGAACTGTTGGTGGGTACTACAACATCTGAAGCAAAACTAACAGTTTCAGGAGATGCAAGTGCAGGTCAATTTACGGCATTAGCATTAAAACAAGATTCAAGTTCTGATGACCAAGGCTCTAGCATGACTTGTGATTTGGATTTTTATCTTTGGGATAACAATACAAGAATTTCTACACCACAAGCAAGAATTGGTATTACAGGTGATGGCACAGCAAACCAAAATTATGAAGCTGGTGGTCAATTATGTTTTTATACAAATATAAGAAACTGGGTATCTCCAAATTTAACAGAAAGAATGCGTATTGATTCTTTAGGCAACTTGTTGGTGGGTAAGACTGATACTACTGTTGGTAATGATGGTCAAATTCTAAAACCTAATGGAGAAACATTTCATACAATAGCATCTGCAAATAACACACTTCATGTTTATAGCTCTACTGCTAGTGCTTATAGATTTTATGTTAGTCATGCTGGTCAAATCCATGCAACATCAACATCTATTACAGCTATATCAGATGAAAGATTAAAAGAAAACATTGTTGATTTAGAAACTGGTTTATCTGAAGTTATGTCATTACAGCCAAGAAGATTTGATTGGAAAAATGGTGATGGAGAAAATGTAGCAGGTTTTATAGCACAAGAAGTAGAAACAGTTTTACCTGATTTAATTAGTGATTACAAACACGAAAATTTAGATGATGCTAAATCTGTGAGAATGGGAGACATGATTCCAACTTTAGTAAAAGCTATACAAGAACAACAAGAACAAATAGAAACACTCAAGCAGGAAATCCGGGAGATAAAAGACAATGGCTAATACAACGATACCAAGTGAATTAATCCAAGCCGACGTAGCTCTTAGCGGATCCCCGACAACCACTACTCAAAGTGCCTCGGACAACACAACCAAGATCGCCACAACGGCGTACGTAACGGCTGCTGTTAACGCCTTAATAGATTCTGCTCCTGGTACTATGAATACTCTTAACGAGATTGCAGCTGCCCTTAACGACGATGCAGCTTTCAACACTACAGTAACCAATGCCATAGCAACGAAGCTACCATTAGCTGGTGGTACTATGACTGGTAATATTTCTTTAGGCGATAATAATAAAGCCATCTTTGGTACAGGTTCAGATTTACAGATTTACCATGATGCTAGTAATAGTTATGTAAGTGACCAAGGAACAGGGCAGTTAGTTCTTTTAACAAATTCATTTAGAGTTAATAATGCAGCTAATTCAGAAAATATAATAACTGCTGAAGAAAATGGTGCAGTATCTCTTTTTTATAATGATGCAGCAAAACTAGCCACCACAGCCACAGGCATAGACGTAACAGGCACAGCAGTAACAGAT